GTGACGCCGGTTACTGCGCTCGTAGCATTCGTACCGGTCACTCCGGTTACTGCACTCGTAGCGTTTGTACCAGTCACGCCGGTGACTGCACTCGTAGCGTTTGTACCAGTCACGCCGGTGACTGCACTTGTGCTATTAGTTCCGGTGACGCCTGTAACCGAGCTTGTTCCGTTCGTACCGGTGACGCCTGTAACCGAGCTTGTTCCGTTCGTACCGGTGACGCCTGTAACCGAGCTTGTTCCGTTCGTACCGGTGACGCCTGTAACCGAGCTTGTTCCGTTCGTACCGGTGACGCCCGTTACCGAGGAAGAGACGTGGGTATGGTTAATACTGGTAGTACCGGTCACTGGGTGCGTATGGTTCAAGGAAACAGAAGCGCCGGCCGTGGAACCCGAGATCGCCTGAGCGGCTGCGGTTCCTGATGACGCGTCGTACGCCCATACTTGTGCGGGGACGGAGTGCGTGTGATCACCAGTGCCTCCTATGTTTACTCCGAAGTTTGTAGTGCCACCTGTACCATTTCCTGCACTTGCACTTGCTGTATTACCTGCGTTTGAACCTGAAAGTTGGATTGGGGTATTACTTCCAGGATGACCATGCGATCCACTACTAGCGATAGAATTCCCCGTGTTAGATCCAGTTACCCCAGTTACCAAAGATGGAGCGTTAACAAGGGCACCTACGCCATGGGTGTGCGAGAGGTCTATGGTGGTGGCAAGCCCACTCGCTAATGCTACAGCGGCAACAGAAAGCGTTTGCCCCGCTGCAGTGCCGGATGCCGCTCCATACGTCCATGCCTGAGCCGCTGCAGTGCCGGATGCCGCTCCATACGTCCATGCCTGCGCTGCCGCGGTTCCCGATGCTACTCCGTAGGTCCATATTTGCGCTGCAGCCGTTCCTGATCCTATTTGGCCCCATACCTGCGCTGCAGCCGTTCCTGATCCTATTTGGCCCCATACCTGCGCTGCAGCCGTTCCTGATCCTGTTTGGCCCCATACCTGCGCTGCAGCCGTTCCCGATGCCGCTCCATAGGTCCACACTTGCGCTGCCGCGGTACCGGATGCTGCTCCATAAGTCCATGCCTGCGCTGCCGCGGTACCGGATGCTGCTCCATAAGTCCATGCCTGCGCTGCTGCAGTTGCCGTAAGCGCCGAACTCGCGTTCAGAAGTCCATTAACCGCTGTGGCATTCGCTTGCACTGAGCCCACTGCGTTGCCGGTATTACCGCCAGAATTCGCAGCTGTGCGTGTCCCGGAGTTGGGATCCCTGCCCGCAGCTCCATCGACGCCGCGTAAAAATCGGCCCCTAAAGTCTGGCAGATGGAAAGTCGTCGAACCGTTACCCGTTCCCCAGGAACCGCCTATAATCGCAAAGAGAGCTGCGTAAGTTGTTCGTGAAACGGCCGCGCCGTCACACAAGAGCCAGCCTGCTGGAGGCGTTGCGGCTGCATATGGGAAAATAACTCCGGGAGGGCAAAAACCTAAGTATGACATCTTAAATTATCTCCCAGTTCGTAGCGTTACTAACGACGTGTAGTGCCTCAAACGTTGCAATGTCCTTTACAAGAGCTCCGTCGATCGTCTGGCCGCCCGTCGTCGCTATTGTCAAGAGAATGCCCGCGTTCATCTGCGATTTGATGATGAAGATCCGCCCTTGGTTACCCACTGCAGTGGGGAGGGTCACCGTATAGTTAGCCGCACCCGACGCAGACACAATGTAGTGCACGTCGGTAAGGGCGAATGTCCCCGTAATGGCTAGGAAAGGAAAATTCGGGCTGGCTATCTCCCCGCCACTCGTCATGAGGGTATGGCCATTATACTCAAGATCGTTTGAGGCATTCACTTTTAGCGGCAGATCACCACTTCCTGCAAAGTTTCGCCACGAGACCGACTCGTTGTTAGTCAGTCGCGTAGCCCCAGACTGCGCAGGCGCACTACCGATGGCTGCGTACTGCGTGATGCTCAGGTTTGAGAACGAATAGGTGGCGTTACCCGTATCATCATAGAGCTTGATAATGTAGGAGCGTATTACTCCATCAATGTCGATAGTAAGAAGCGGTAAATTAAAAGTCGTGGCCCCATCACCCACACCAAACAACACCCCAACGACCCCAAAAAGGGTTGAATAGGTGGCCCTTGAAACCGCACTCCCATCGCATTTGAGCCACCCTGTGGGAATAGCCGTAGGAGAGCCGCCCCAGAGCTGCATGAAGCCAGCCTTGTCAGGTGAGAGCAGTGCATTCACAGCCAGCGCGGTCGGTTTTGAGCTTTGGAGGGTCATGTGTTAGAGCCTCAAGTCTTAATTATGTAGTTGACGTTCGCATTCAGCGGCCGCGTTTCTGCGTCCCCCGATAGTGCCTGCGCTGCGGCTGTGCCTGAGACTGCGCTCGTAGCATTAGTTCCGGTGACGCCGGTTACAGGGTGCGTGTGGCTCAGCGATACTGAAGCTGCGCCGGTGTTGTTCGCAGGGTGCGTATGGTTGATATCGTGGGTATGCGCTATCGAACCCGTATTGTTCGCCGTAGAGTTTGCAACCGCTCCAGATGTTAAGGCTAGAGTGCCTGCACCGTGAAGGTGGATGAGGGAAGTCGAGGCCGCCCCGGTGTTGTTCGCAGGGTGCGTATGGTTGATATCGTGGGTATGCGCTATCGAACCCGTATTGTTCGCCGTAGAGTTTGCAACCGCTCCAGATGTTAAGGCTAGAGTGCCTGCACCGTGAAGGTGGATGAGGGAAGTCGAGGCCGCCCCGGTGTTGTTCGCAGGGTGCGTATGGTTGATATCGTGGGTATGCGCTATGGAGCCCGTATTGTTAGCCGTAGAGTTTGCAACCGTTCCAGAGGATAAGACTAAAGTCCCGAAGCCATGATTGTGAATTACCGCAACGCCTAAACCTGAAGGTGCAGATACCGCCGTGGAACCCGAGATCGTCTGAGCGGCTGCGGATCCTGATGACGCTGTGTAAGTCCATGTCTGCGAAGTCGCTACAAAATTAGCGCCTAATATGTTATACGTAGCATTGTTGGAGCCGTCTCCGGCTGCGAGAGTACCAGCATTATTGTGCCACAAAGCGTTATTGTTGCCGGTCTGAGTGACGCCGATAGGGAAGTTATTTGACACAGCCGAGTTACTGTTAGCACCAGTTACCCCAGTTACCAAAGATGGAGCGTTAACAAGGGCACCTACGCCATGGGTGTGCGTGAGGTCCGTGTCTGCAACAGAGCCTGTAATCCCTGTACCCACAGATAAAGACCCTGCAGCATGCAAATGCGGAATATCCCCAGAGGTCACCGATTGGGTGACGCCAAGGGTTAGCGCAGGGGTTGAGTGGGTATGCGCAAGGTCCGTGTTTGCAACAGAGCCTGTAATCCCTGTACCCACAGATAAAGTTCCTGCAGCATGCAAATGCGGAATATCCCCAGAGGTCACCGATTGGGTGACACCAAGGGTTAGCGCAGGGGTCGAGTGCGTATGCGCGAGGTCCGTGTTTGCAACAGAGCCTGTAATCCCTGTACCCACAGATAAAGTCCCTGCAGCGTGAGCATGCGGGATATCCCCAGAGGTCACCGATTGGGTGACGCCAAGGGTTAGCGCAGGGGTCGAGTGCGTGTGCGCAAGATCTATCGCGGTAGCAGTTCCCGATGCCAACCCATAAGTCCATAATTGCGCTGCTGCAGTTGCTGTCAGTGCAGAGGGTGCATTTGCCAAACCGTTCACAGCTGTGGCATTAGCCTGCACTGAGCCTACTGAGTTGCCGGTGTTACCGCCTGCATTTGCTGCAGTTCGTGTCCCTGAGTTGGGATCCCTGCCCGCAGCTCCATCGACGCCCCGCAAAAAACGCCCCCGAAGGTCGGGAAGATGGAAAGTCGTCGAACCATCACCAGAACCCCAGCCAGTGCCGATTACGGCAAAGAGGACTGCATAAGTAGTTCGTGACAATAGCGAGCCATCGCAAGGGAGCCAGCCGGGAGGAGGTGTACTGCCGGCAAAGGCCATCACCATCCCAGCCGGAAAGGGGATAATGCCTGCCACTGTCTCCGTAAGAACTTTGGCCACGGGACTACCTCCTAGGTTTTAATAATGTAGTTGACGTTCGCATTCAGCGGCCGCGTTTCTGCGTCCCCGGAAAGTACCTGCGCGGCGGCTGAGCCTGAGACAGAGTGTGAATGAGCCATGCTCACCGACGCTGCTGCTGTAGAGCCTGAGATAACCTGTGCGGCGGCACTGCCGGAGCCTGACTGGGACCAAACCTGTGCGGCTGCTGATCCAGATCCTGACTGGGACCATACTTGTGCGGCGGCACTGCCGGAGCCGGTCTGCCCCCAGGTTTGCGCAGCCGCTGATCCGGATCCAGTCTGAGACCAAACCTGCCCTACTGCCGAGCCACTTGCTAGGGCAACGTTAGTCAATGCCAGTGTTTGGCCCGCTGCTGAGCCACTCGCTAGAGCTACGGCTGCAACAGTTAAGGTTTGGCCTGCAGCGACGCCACTCGCTAGAGATACGTTAGTCAGCCCAAGAGTCTGGCCTGCTGCAATGCCGCTCGCTAGAGCTACGGCTGCAACAGATAAGGTCTGGCCTGCAGCAATGCCGCTCGCTAGAGATACGTTAGTCAGCCCAAGAGTCTGGCCTGCTGCTGTACCTGATCCGGATTGGTTGAATGTTAGCGAGGGGACCACGTGAGTGTGGTTAGCCGTCGAGCCTCCAAGGGCCGCGGTACCACTAGCCGTCCCGGTGTTCGTGTTGGCAAGTCCTCCCGCACTGTAGATATCATTTCTTGACCCTATAACCGGGCCACCGCCCCCTACACCGAAGTCTTGCTGGAAATGCGCGTGACCGGAATCACTGTGAGTGTGGTCAACAGATTGGCCCAGTGAATTGTCAGCAGTGGTTGACCCAGTAATCCCACTAACTGTAGACGTCCCATGGCTGTGAGCGATATTGGTAGTACCACTAACCACAGACGTCCCATGAGTGTGGTCGATAGTGGTCGTTCCAGTGACAGTAGACGTCCCATGGCTGTGAGCGATATTGGTAGTACCACTAACCACAGACGTCCCATGAGTGTGGTCGATAGTGGTCGTTCCAGTGACAGTAGATGACGCATGGGTGTGGCCAATATTGGTCGTTCCGCTCACTGCACTGGCCACGTTGGTTCCGGTGACCCCTGTTACTGCGCTTGCGATGTTAGTACCTGTGACACCTGTCACGGCGCTTGCGATGTTAGTGCCTGTGACACCTGTCACTGCGCTTGCGATGTTAGTACCGGTGACACCTGTCACTGCGCTCGGAGCATTTGTCAGCCCCGTGGCTGCGTGGGTGTGAGCGAGGTCCACTGACCCCGAGCTAGCCGTAAGCACCGAACTTGCATTTGCCAAACCGTTAACTGCCGTGGCATTGGTCTGCACCGAGCCTACTGAGTTACCAGTATTACCGCCAGAATTCGAAGCTGTTCGAGTCGCAGCGTTCGGATCTCTGCCTGCAGCTCCATCGACGCCGCGCAAAAAGCGGCCCCGAAGGTCGGGTAAATGAAACGTCGTACTGCCGTTGCCCACTCCCCAGGAGCCACTCAGAGCTGCGAACAGACCCGCATAAAGCGTGCGCGAGACTTGGGAGCCGTCGCAAAGAAGCCAACCCGATGGCGTTGTCGTGCCGCCAAAGGCGAGGATCGTACCTGCTGGAAGAGGGCTGAATGCCATCATCTGACTCCCTTATCTGATGTACCAGTTGGTGCCGTCCGAAATAAACTCAGCCGCATCGTATTGGGCCCCTAAAAGATACGAGGCCGCACCAACAATCGTCCCTGAGCCGGGGAGAACCGTAACCAGAAAGACGGGCGACCCCCTCAGCACAGTGACACTCGCCCCAATCAGGTGCCCTGGCAGAGTCACATCAATGTTCGCCGCTGCGGGAATTGCAAACACGAGGTTGTCTGCCGTGCTCAGTGTCGTCGTAGTCGTGACGATTCTTGAGCTCCGCCGCTCGCGGCCGTTGATATAAAGGCTCCCTTGAATCTCAAAAGCGCCGATAA